CGTCACCGCCATTGCCGGAGCAATCGTGACGTACACCGCAGCAACTAAAATTGCAGTTGTCGCCAACGCACTCCTGGCGACCTCATTCACCGCGCTTCAAGTTGCTTCTGGACTTATTGTCTTCACCGCAATCATCGCTGGAATTGTTCTTTTGTATTCCCGCTTTTCTTGGTTCCGCGACGGAGTTAAAACATTTGTCAACGGCATATCTGATTATTTTGAGTTCATGGGCAATGCCTGGGTAAAAGCATCAAATATCGTTATTCGTGGAATTAACCTTCTGTCACCGTATAAAGACATTCCTTACATCAGCACAATTTCCATCGGTCACATGGGAGAAGGTGGCGCAGGTGGAGCGGCACCAACAACCCCACCCGCGTTTGTGGCACCGTTCACAGGTCTAACCGATACCTCTCCGTCCCCTGGAAAAGTCTCTAAAAGCCCCGCAGAGCCCCCAATGACCCCATACAAGTCCGAAGGTGACACTTCAGGAGGATTTGCCCAGGCAGGCATCGGCGGTATCGGCCCATTCAGCAACATCACAATCAACATGGACGCTGGACTTGTCTCGTCACCTGCCACAGTTGGTCAAGACATCATTGACGCCATCCTTGCAGCGCAGCGCAACTCAGGACAGGTCTTTGCACCGGCGGTCACTTTCTAATGACTGTCCCCACATACCAAGTCCTCGTCGGATTCCAAACGACCACAGGATTCGGTACACCCTTTCAACTTGACGACGCCGTTTACGGTCTACTTAACACAGGCACCCTTGGCGGTCTCGCATACGCAGACCTGACCTCGCTTGTTCTGTCGGTCAACATCAAGCGCGGACGCAACCGCCAACTTGACCAGTTCAACGCAGGAACCGCACAAGTCGTCTTTAACAACAACTCCCGCATCCTTGACCCGCTCAACACGTCCTCGATCTACTACCCGTTTGTCTTGCCTCGCTCGCCAATCATCATTTACGCCAACGGGACGCCCATCTACACAGGCTTCGTTGAGGATTGGGACTTGGATTACCAGAACGCCAACCAGGGCAGAATGTTCGCTCGATGCGTTGACACCTTCGGAACTCTGGCAAATCAGCAACTCAACGCCTTCACCCCGTCGGCACAAACTTCAGGCTTGCGCGTAGACGCCGTTCTAGACCGTCCAGAGGTCGCTTACCAAGGTGCAAGGTCTATTGGTACAGGGTCGTCTACTCTCGGGGCTTACGCGGTCTCTCAGGACACAAACGTCCTCAACTATCTTCAGCAGGTCAACACCTCCGAGCAGGGGTACCTCTACACGGCAGCCGACGGAACTCTAACCTTCAAGGGGAGGTCAAGCGTTCTCAACCCTGTGTCGGGCGCGTCGTTTACCACCAATGGCACAGGCATCCCATACATGAGCCTTGTCAACCAGTACGGATCGGAACTGCTCTACAACTACATCGTGACCCAATCGCCCGCAGGAGCTGCACAAACAAACTCTGACGCAAACTCAATTGCGTTGTACCAGGCGCAAAACTACAACCTTCTTAGTTTGCTCAACTCAACTACAACCGAAGTCAACGGTCTCGGCGCGTACCTTCTCGGCAAATACCGCAACCCCGTTCTTCGCTTCACAGGCGTTTCGTGCGAACTTGCAGCACTTACCTCCGCGCAATGGTCAACCATTTTTGCCATTGACCTGACCTCAATCGTCACCGTTCAAAAGGATTACTCCACCGGTACACCCACATCAGAATCGCAGACCCTGATCACTTCAGGAATTGAACACCGAATCGTTCCAGGGTCTCACATTGTTTCGTACACTTTTGAGAGTACGGACGGCAACCAATACCTCACCCTTAACGATGCAATCTTCGGAACGCTCGACAACAACCTTCTCAGTTTCTAAAGGAGACAAATATGGCAAGCAACACAACCTTCGTATCAGGAGCAATCCTGACGGCTGCACAGATGAATAACCTTCCCTGGGGCTGGCAAGACTACGTCGAAGTCACAGCAAATCAGACAGGCATAGCGTCTGGCGCAGTTCGTGACTTGACAGGTCTAACAATTACAAAAACGTTTGTTGCAAACCGCAAAATTAAAATTAGCGCAAAATGCCAGTTCACAGTCGGGGCAAATGCCTGCAACGTCAACCTTTTAATTCAAGAAGGCGCAACGGTGCTTGCATCTCAGGAACTGTATGCGGTATCCAGTTCACCACAAGGTCGAGTTGCCTCTGTAATTATTACGCCAAGCGCAGGCAGTCATACATACAAACTGACAGTCTCATTTGGTGACAACGCAAACAACCTTCTTGCAGCGTCAGCGACAAACCCGTCCTTCATTCTTGTTGAAGACATGGGTAGCGCGTAATGCGAAAAAGCCTGATTCTATTGGTTATTTGTGCATCGTTAACTGCTTGCTCAGACCGTGAACGCCTCAACTGCCCACCAACAAAAAACAAAGCACTCTCGAGCGTTACAGCATCATCAACACCCGAAACTACAACCGCACCCCGATACGCAACAGGAGCCAAATGCCGATGAAACCAGACAACAGACACAGCAACGAAGAAATCAAAGCACGCATCGTCATGATTGTGGCAATCGGGCTAACGCTCTCTTTTGTGGGTTCAGTGTTCACAATTTTGTACGGATTGCTATTTGTTACACAGCCTGAGAAAATGGCCGAACTAGACGCGGCTCAAATATCGGTGCTTAGCAGTATGTTGCTCACCTTGTCTGGTGGCCTCATTGGCTTGCTTGCTGGTAACGGCCTTAAAGATAAGCCCAAAGACCCACCAGTATGACCAACCGCGTTTACCCTTACTACCCATCTTGGGACGGCAAAGGCACACAGCCTGTCACGGCAAAACTTGTTGAACTTTGCGCAAAGCGTTGGGGTACTAAGTCGCTGGGCACATACGCCAACCGCCCGATGCGCAACAACGCAGGACTCTCCGTTCATGCCACTGGATACGCAGCTGACATTCAATACAAAGACGAAGCGCAAGCGCGAGAAATGTGGGATTGGTTTCTTGCCAACTCAAAAGCCCTTGGACTGTGCGAACTGCATTGGTACGCGTACGGCGAGTACGGGGCGGGTTACCGTTGCTCGAGGGGCGAAGGTAAGACAGGCGTCAAGATCTACACCGCCGACGACAACGCAGGCTCGTATCAAGGCAACCCCAATTGGCTTCATTTTGAGATGACCAAGATGTCAGCAGAGGCATTTGAAGCCGCATGGCGGGCATTGCCCAAGCCGTAAATCGCCCGAAGAAGTCACCCTCTTCGCGCTAGACCTCGGGACTGACTGTGTTTCCCTCATTGGTTCCGAGGTCGAATCCGCCACCCAGACGCTTGCTTGTGTTACAACATCAAGACACGTCTAGCGAAGGGAAACGCAATGACCGATACACAATTCATCTACAGTTTCATAATGGGATGGGTCGGATGCTGGCTCTGGATGAAAATGATGGCAAACCGTTGATACTTCCAACCTGGGGTTATTACCCGTTATGGTCTAAGGACAAACTAACGCTCGTCCAGATCTTCACAGATCCGGCAACAGAAGAGATTGTCAAAGTCACAGTCGCCACAAGGCGCGCTCCCTGGATGACTTTCGCTTCGATTACAGAAGTAGAACAGGTTGATTAAGAGAATCATGGCAATCGCCCTCATCACCGCAACATTCACCGCAACCCCCGCATCAGCAGCTGCACAATCTTGTCCGCAATGGGAACCGCTTCTCCGCAAACATTTTCCCGCAAAGGTCGTGCCAACGCTCTCGAGGATTATGTACCGCGAATCTCGCTGCAATCCAAAAAGCACATCGCCAGTCCGCAAAAGCACCGGACGCCCCGATGTTGGACTCATGCAAATTCAAGGCTCCTGGGCAACTGTGACACGGGCAGTCTGTAAGACACCCAATGTAATCCGTTCATTACAGGAACCGTCGTGTAATGTTCGGGTCGCCCGATACCTCTACGACAATGGAGGTCTCGGGCATTGGAAAGCGACCTCAGGGTCGTAACGAAAGATGAGGGAAACATCATGGAATTAACAACCGACGAAATCATTGCGCGACTGATGAATTTGTCAGTCAAACTTGACGGGGAGATGCGCTTCGACGAAGGGTCAACCATCAGTCAGGCAATCGCCCTGATTATGACTATGCGCAACGCTGCCGAACGGATGCGTCATCCGAGCATGAGCAACAATGACGAACTCAAAGCCGTCATTGAATGGATCACGGAGCCGAAATGAGCATTGAAGACTATGAACCAGTTGCCAGTCGCCTTGCGCGCTTCTGGGAAAAGCATCCCGAAGGACGAGTCATCACAAAACTGTTGACATTTGAAGGTGACCGAGTAATCGTCCAGGCCGACATCTATGTCGACAGAGAAGACGACCGCCCCGTTGCAACCGACTTTGCAGAAGAGTTGCGCGGCTCAAACAATGTCAACAAAACATCGCACATAGAAAACGCATGTACTTCGGCCATTGGACGCGCATTGGCTGACTGTGACTTTGCATCAAGCACGGACTGGACAAAACGCCCCTCGAGAGAGGAAATGTCAAAAGTTGACAGAATGACGTCACGACCCACGGAAGGCGGGACAATCACCGAGTCGTCAAACCTTGCGTCAGAGAAACAACAAAACATGATCCGCGCGGTCTGTAAGTCAATGGGCAAAGTTCCACCGGCAAACCTTCAAGGCATGACCAAGCGCGAAGCGTCTGCATACATTGACACCCTTAAAAGCGCACCCGCACCGCAAGAAGAACCCGAG